ACCGGCCTTGACCAAATTGTTGCTGCTATAAAAGCTATGACCGGTTTGGCAGTAGAAGATGGTGAATGGACATGGGAAAAGATAATGAGAATAATGACTGCTTTTATAGCAGGTGATTGGAGAGTAAAAGCTACGGATTCAACTAAACAAGAATTGATGGATGCAGAGGATGGTACTACAATAATCCTTGAACAATCAATAACACATTCTCCAACAGCAGGAAATAAGTATCGAGATATAATAGTGAAGATATAGAATGGAGCAATAAAATGCCAAATGGTGTTTATATAAGAACAGAAGAACATAAAGAAAAAATAAGGATGTCAATGAAGAGAAATTGACAAAACCCTGTATATCATAAATTGAAATGTTTGGAGATTTTTGGCACGGAGAGGGTTATACAGGAAGAATAAAAAAAGAAGAGGAAGAATAAAGAATAAAACATTTTGCAAAATGTGATTATCAAACTCTTGTTGTTTGGCAAAAAGAATTGAAAGATATAAAACAATTGAAAAGAAAACTTTTGGAGTTTCATTGTGTCATATAACCTAATAGCCAAAACAATTCCAGCAGTAACTGGGGGTCTTTTTGACTTTGAAAGAGACCTCACGGCAGCAGAGGATTCGGCTTTATGTCGTTCAGTAATATCTATATTAGCTGCTTATATTATAAACGAATTATTGCTTATGACAAGTCCAAGTGATGAAGATGACTGGCCTTTATATGTTTCAAGCATGCCGGATGGTGATAATGTAAAAACAAATTGTGGAGCTATCTATGATACTGCTGGTGTGTTGGATGGAAAGTTATCAAGCGGGGAGGTTATACAACATCCTGGAATACAGATAAGAATACGTTCAGATAATTATGAAATGGGATATGCCAAGATAGAAAAAATAGCTTTGACATTGGATGATATTTGTTGGAATACAATAACGATAGGAGAGGACTCTTATCTGTTACAAAATATAAGTAGAACTACTCCTGTGGTTCCTTTAGGTTCTGAAAGAGGATATAAAAGAAGATTTTCGTTTACAGTGAACTTTCTTTGCACGATTCGGAAAATAGTATAATGCCAAGTGGAGTTTTTATACAAGAATTAAAAAGGAAATTAAAAAGAAAATTTTTACAATTTCAATTGAAAGGATACTAAAATGGGCAAGATGGATGATGGTTTCCCAACTAAAATTACGTTTTCGGGGGCTGGCAGCCAGGTTGATGTTTACTTGTTTGAAAAAGAGGTTACTCCTCCTGGATTTACTGGTGGAGGTGCTATTGATACCACTACTATGAGAAATGAAACTTTTCGTACCAAACTTCCTAAAAGTTTGATAGATACGAGTCCTTGTTCGTTTACGGGTGCCTATGATACTAGTTTGTACACTGAGATTTTGACAGCAATAAATGTAAATCAGGAGATTGTAGTTACCTTCCCAGATGACAGCACTTTGACATTTTGGGGGTGGGTTGATGAGTTTACTCCAAATGCTCTTGTCGAAGGCGAACAGCCTACCGCAAGTGTAACTATCATACCATCAAATTGGGATGGTGATGCTGAGATAGCTCCTGTTATGGGTCCGTAGAATTGGTTTTTGATAATGGGGCAACTTAGAGCCATATTTGCCGGAAATGATTTAAGCCCTAATAAACCAGAAAGGAGATTGAGGAATGGCCTCAACAAGATGTTTCCTGGTGAGTACAAGTTTGTAGGAGATGGTAAAACTTTCATAGGAGGCAAATGTCCAGACTTTATAAATGTAAACGGACAAAAGAAAATTATAGAATTATTTGGTACATTTTGGCATTCTAAAAAGATGACAGGAATGTCCAGGAAAGAATACGAAGAGCAGAGGATAAAACATTTTGCAAAATATGGTTTTAGAACTTTGGTTATTTGGCAAAAGGAATTAGAAAATATAAAAAAATTAAAGAGAAAACTTATAGAATTTCAAATGGAAAGGAGATAAGAAATGTCTGTAAAAGAACCCCTAAGATTTAGTACGGTATTAAAAGAGCTTCCTGTGTATCTAACAGGAAAGGATAAAATTGAGAAGAAATATACCTTGAAGGAATTGACTGGAGAACAACGTGCAGTTTATAATGAGAGCTTTGATGTTAAGATTGAGATGGATGAAGATGGTAAGGCGAAAGCGGTGGCTGGGGGAGGTTTCAAATCCTTTTCAGCAAAACAATTCTTAGCCTTATGTTTATATGATGAAGAGGATAATCATGTTGACGAAAAAACCATAGGAGATTTTCCCAGCACTATGGTTGCCAAATTGCATGAGGCGGCTTTGGTACTCAGTGGTTTGGATAGGAAGGCTCTCGAAACAGCAAAAAACGGATTAAAGGGGAGCGATACCAATGGCATCGGATAGCTTCCCATTTGAAGATGTCTGTGCAGAGAGCCCAATTTGAGATTACTTCTACAGAGTTTGTGGATTGGGTTGTTTATTTAGATGATGAAGAGATAAATGGATTTCATAGGGAGGATTATTATCTTGCTAACATTGCTGCTGAGGTAAGACGGTCTTATATTAAAGACCCTACAAAAGTTAGAACAGAATCCTTTTTAATGAAATTTAAGAAGAAAGATGAAATAGAGAGACCTGTAAAAATGACAAGGGAGGAAAGAACAAAAAGGGCTAAATCATTTTGGGGAGCTGTATTAAAAAGCCCGGTAAGGAAAAAGTAAAATGGCAGCGACACTCGACTTAGGAAATTTACTTGTCCATATGAGGATGGATGCTGCTCAATATATGAGTATGATGAAAAGTGTTGAAGCACGGATGAGGATGGCTTCTCAAAGACTTGCAGCTATTGGTAGGCAGTTGACTATGAGAGTAACATTGCCTTTAGTTGCTTTCGGAGGAGCTTCTGTTAAAGCCTTCGCTTCCTTTGATGATGCTATGACTAAGTCGTTAGCAATAATGTCGGGTATTACTCCTCAATTAAGAAAAGAGATGGGGGATTTGGCTTTAGAGATTTCTTCTAAAGGAGTTAAATCTGCGACGGAGTTGGCAAAGAGTTATTTCTATCTTGCGTCAGCGGGGTTTGATGCCCGACAATCTATGGCGTCTTTGAAAGCTGTTGAAGAATTTGCTACTGCAGGTGCATTTGATATGACTACTGCTACAGATTTGGTAACAGATGCTCAAAGTGCTTTAGGATTGACGGTTAAGGATGCTCAACAGAACTTAATAAATATGACAAGAGTAACGGATACTTTGACAGGGGCCAACACCTTGGCTAATGCTTCCTCTCAGCAATATGCAGAAGCATTGATGAGGGCTGGCCCTGCGATGCGGTCTTATAGGATAGAATTAAAAGAAGGAATTGCTGTTTTGGGTGCTTATGCTGACCAAGGTAAAAAAGCCGCAGAAGGCGGAGAATTATTTGGTCGAATGCTGCGGTTGATGATTAAAGGATTTGTAGATAATAGACAAGCGTGGAATAAATTCAAAATTTCTATTGTTGATGCCAATGATAGGATGAGGCCTATGGCAGATATTGTTCGTGATTTAACAAATCTTTTGGAGAATATGGGGACGACTCAAACAGCAGTTACTTTAAATATGTTAGGTTTTCAGGCTCGTTCTCAACAGACTATTATGCCTTTACTTGGAATGGCTGATGCCATTGAAGAATATAATGAAAAACTTTTGAAAATGGGTGGTATTACCAAAAGTGTATATGAGAAACAATTAAAATCTTTTTCTTCACAGATGAAGATTTTATGGAATCAGATAAAAAATACTGCCATTGGAATTGGGAGGATGATGGCCCCGGCTCTCCTTAGACTAAATGAGAAAATTAGGAAGGCAATAGCATATTGGAATTTGATGGAGGATAGTGTCAAGCGGAGTATTTTTGTATATGCTGGTGTGGCTGCTGCTATTGGACCTGTCTTGTTAGCAACAGGATTGCTTCTCAAATCTTTTACTTTTATGATTGCTACTGTTAATGTTTTAATGGCTTCCTTTGTAGGATTATCAGCGGCAATGTTTAGTTGGTTGGGAGTGGCTTTATTATTGGCTGCTGTTGCTTATACCTTGCGGACGGCTTGGAATCAAAATTTGGAGGTCATTAAAAATAGAATGCAGGAATGGTTTGATGCTTTCAAGACGGGATTTGATTGGCTTGCTAATACAGTATTAGGTAAATTTATTATTTGGATGGGGGATACTTTTATAGATGCTTTTGAGGTTATAGGAGAGGGTTGGAAAGATTTTATTGCAAACATTGCAGCAGGTGCTGCAAGTGCTTGGGCTTTTTTGAGAAATATTCGTCATGGTTTTAAGGCTGCTACTGAGGCGTGGGCAATGTCTTACACCGATACATTTACAACCATTCAAGGGAAGATGAATAATTTTGAAAGGGTAACTGCATCTACTTTTAAGACAAGTATTCTTTATCTTAAGGCATTTGGTGATGCTACGGTGGAACATCTTCAGGAGTTGTTAGATGCTGTGAAAACTCAATTTGGTCAGGATGCCGATGCTTTGATAACTTTGATTGAAAGTAAGATATTGAAATTGAAAGTGTCTGGAGCTCCTTTAGTTTTAGCTCCTGCCGACGTGGCTGCATTAGAAAAAGAACTAAAAAAACTCACAGACCAGTTTGATAGATTTAATGAGGAGGTAGAGGACGCATCACCTTTTGAACAATGGATGGGCAATGCTAAAGATGTAACAAATCGTGTATCAGAATTTTTTGCAAGAACCTTTAATAGAATGGGAGATGTTTTAGCGACTTTCTTAATAGACGGTAAGGCAGATTTTAAGAGTTTTGCCAAAGCTGTGTTGAAGGATTTATTAGCAATAATAATAAGAGCTCAGATGGTAAGAGCGTTGACGACTTTCTTTCCTGGTTTGATACCTGCACCGGCCCCTACTCCACAACCTGTTTATATGGTATCATCTCCAGTAAGGCATAGAGGAGGTTTGGTTGGAGCAGGCGATATGCCACAGAGGATGGTTCCAGCAGCAACATTTATAGGTGCTCCAAGGTTACATGGTGGGTTGGCTCCAGATGAATTTCCAAGTATTCTTCAAAGAGGAGAAACAGTTATTCCAAAAGGAGGAGGTGCTGCTCCGACCGTTGTTATAAATAATAATACGGGGCAAAGATTTGAGCAGGAAGGAGCTCCTAAATGGAATGGTAGAGAATGGGTAGTTGGGATTATAACTGAAGAGATACATCAATATGGCCCATTAAGACAGACTATTCAGGGGATAGGACAAAGTGCGTAAGAGCAGCGATATTTTGAAATTAGTAGTTATGAGCGAGATAACGCAAGAGACGGCAAGCTCGTAGATTGTTTCTACGTTAAAGTAGTTGATTTGGACTATAATAATGAGGATTAGACAAAATGGCCAATTTTCCAACATTATCAAGAGGTGTTAGTCTTTTGAATTTCAAAGAGGGACTGGCATATAATCCTGCTATTCAATCTCAAGCTGAAGACGGTAAAATAATAAGCAGAGGAAGATTTACAGGAACGAAGAAACAGTGGGAGATTGAATATAATTTTCTTATAGAGGAAGATAAGATTTTGTTAGAAACATTGCAGAGTACGGTGAATGTTAGTGGAGATGTTTTTAATTGGATTCATCCAAAAACGTCTGCTGCTTATTCAGTTAGATTGGAGAATCCTATAGAATTTAATATAGAACCAAGTAGTCATGATAAATGGTCTGCAAAATTTGTGATTATTGAGGCTTAGAATGGGTTATAATAAAGGAAAAGATAATCCAATGTTTGGTACTCATAAATCTGGGAAAGATGCTGCTTTTTATGGAAAGAAGCATTCAAAGGAAACTAAAAGAAAAATGAGTGAATCCAAAAGGGGTATATCAAAATGTGTTTCTTGCCATCAAAAATTACATAGGCATTTGGAGGCAAAAGAAAATTGTGCGTGAATTACCAGCCTCAATTATTATAGAAAAGAATAAAGTAGCCACGCCAAATGCATGGTTAATTTTATTGAAGATAACCTTGACTGATACTGCAAATACAGAATTAAGATTTGTTCGGAATACTGAGGATATAGAGTTTAATGATAACATAGATGATAGTCATAGTGAGAATCAGACCTATACGGCATTTCCGTTTGAAATAGAACCTACAAAAAACATGAGTAAAGGACAGATTCCTACGGTTACTCTGCGAGTGAGTAATATCACAAATCTATTGGAAACTTACCTTGAATCTCTTGATGGTGCTATTGGTTCGACTGTTAAGATTACTGTGGTTAATTCCGGTAGGTTAGCAGAAAATTATAGTGAACTTGAATTAACCTATGATGTTATAGCTTGTAATAGTACATCACAGTGGGTAACATTTATTTTAGGATCTCCAAATCCGCTGAGGCAGAGATTTCCATTGCATAAATATATGGCTTTACATTGTAGATTTCAGTACAGGGATGTTGAAGACCAAATAGGACCAAGATGTCAATATGTGGGTAAAGTCATAACCGGTATTACAAAGGCTGCAAATGCCAAGGTTAGTGTTGCTTCTCACGGCTTTGCTGTTGATGATGTTATTAAATTTGCTACTGTGTTGGGGATGATAGAAATAAATGGAAAGAGTGGTACGGTAGTAGATGCAGACCCAGATGCAGATGGTGATGCTTTTACAGTAGATATAGATAGCGGGGCATTTTCGGATTATATATCTGGTGGTAGGTGTGGATATGCAACTTGTAAAAAAACCTTAGCTGAATGTAGAGAACGAAATAATTCTGTAAATTTTGGTGGGTTTCCAGGAATACGGAGCGGAACCATTCGTATAGCTTAAAAATATTTTTCTTTGTAAAAATTGTCATCGTAAAACTAATCATGGTAGAAAATTATGGCCGGAAGTGTTCAGGAAAAAATTGAAAGTGTTGAAATGATAAATACAGATGACCTTTTGGGCAAACCATTTAAGAAGGGAGGCAGTGGAAAGGATGGCTACGATTGTTATACATTATCCCGTGAGGTGTGTAGAAGAGCAGGAATATATTTACCTATTAAAGAGACACAGATATTAGCTGCTATAGAAAATATAGAAGATAGAAGCAATGCAATAAATACAGGTAAAGAGGAGGATTATGTTAAACTTGAAAAACCTGAACCATTTTGTGTGGTTACATTTAGTTTGAGGCATCCTTTTGTAAATCATATGGGAGTGATGTTAGATAAACATTATTTCATTCATATTATGGAAAAACGTTCTGTGGTGATAGAACGAATAGACCATAAATTTTGGGAAAATCGTATCGAGGGATTTTATAAATATGTGGCAGGCAACACTAAAGAAGATGAAAGATAATAATGCTATACATAGATTTGAATTGAGAGAAAAGATTAGCATAGCCAATAAAAAGAAAACTATTAGAATTCCATAGAGAATAAGAATGAACGAGACCATTAGAACTATTGTTATCAAAAATCCCTTCAAT